AAAAGCTACAAGGAAATCTGCATATTCTGCCATTTGTCTATTGCGCGCGTGGCCGGCGTAATTCCCTAATCCATCCCAATCTGCAGGGAAATACTTTACGGGGATGCCGTTAATCTGCGCCCACTTCTCACCCAAAGAATCTGCCCCTCGAGCGCCGCCGCAAACTACTTCTGACACAATAATATTCAGACTTTTCATCATTTCGGAGAGATAATCATAGTTATCGAAATCTCTGCCACCAGCAATTATTACTTTCACTATTTATTTTCTCTCCTTTCACTTTTCTATATATATTATAACATATTTTTATTAAAAAATCAAAAAAGCCCTTATGGTTTACATAAGGGCTTTTGGTTACTCCAGACGACCTTTGAAAGGTTTATTATCATCTTCATCATTTTCTTCAATCATATCTTTAATGAATTCGTCGATAAAGGTATAGTCGCCATCTTTGTATTTTTTAACTAAACTATGCGCTACTGGGAACAGTAGAACGAATACTCCCACCCATGCGAGCCACCAGCTAATCAAAGCGAGTAGAGAAAATAGACCCATAATCACCAGAGAAGCGAGAGCCGCAATGCCCATAGCTGGGAAAATATGTTTATCAAATTTCAACTTCATGCTATCAGCTCCATTTTTATCTTTATTATATTATATCAAATTTTTTAGAAAAAGTCAATAAACAAGAAAAAGGGAGAACGATACGAAATCGTTCTCCCAGTTCATTAGGCTTTAGGTGGCTTGTTAACATTAACAGCAGCTTCAATCTGCTGAGTGATATACTCATTCAAGTCGCCAACTGCATTCTCAAGATATTTCTTAGCTTCGTCATTAAGAATTGCCATAACAGCATTCTTTGTCATATTGAAAGCAGTCTTCTGAGCCTCGGCGTCAAATTTACCAGCCGCCTTAAGTGCTTCGACATATGTCTGGTTTGTTGCAATTACACAGTTTTCAATGGTAACAGCAAGCATATTGATGTACTTGTCTGCGAGGTCATTATCAACCTTACCAGTGATTTCTGCGCTCTTAACTTGGATAAATTTAACAATATACATTGTTAAAACACCAAGAAGAGGAAGCACACAAACTTCGAAAATGTCAGATAAAAGTGCTAACCAATCCATAATATTACCTCCATTATTCGGTTTATTATATTATACCATAAAATTAGCAAAAAGTCAAATTGGGGAGAAAGAGCCTCCCCATAGAATTAGTCCTCTAATTCAGCAACAGACTCAAGAACTTTATCAGTAAAAGCCTTGAAATCTGCGTCAACATCAGCCTTGTGGAGTGCGAAGAGTGCGTGGTCTTCAACAGAAATGCCGATGTAAATATTCTTCTCACCATTGTAAGAAGCAGTAAAAGTAGCAATAACCTTGTCAGCAACAACGGAACTACCAGCAAAATTTACACTACAACTATCCATTCTAAGCATATCAAGTTCCTCCTTTTAGTTCAAAAATTTCCCAACGAAATTTTTATTTCAGGTTTTCGGTCTTTGCGCCCATCTCCGGTCGGCGCAGACTCGTAGATTTTATTACTCAACTTCTCCCTCATTTGCCACCTCATCTTCAACAGGGTTTTCTGTTAGAGTTTCAGGCACAACTGGAGTTGTCTCTTCTGGGGTCTCCTCGACTTCTGGAGCTTCTTCAGCAGCGGCCGCAACCTCTACAAACTCGTCTTCAATAGCAATGAAAACTTTTTCAGAATTAGCATCAAAAGCTAAAGTACCAGGTTCAACTCCTGGGTATTCCTCAAGCTTTAAGCTATCTCCAAGAACCATATGAGAAGAGCCACGATTGTAAAGAATTAACTCGTACATTTTGGTTCCTCCTTTTTACGTAATAAAAAAGTAAGGTGCGTTACAAACACCTTACTACTATATATCTTTGAAAATCAAATCAAAGGTTTTATTTTATTTTGTCCAACATTAAACTCCCAGTTTTCGAGTACAGCTTCAAGAGAACTATAAGGACACCAATTTCCACTTTTTCTGTCGTGCAAACAAATACACCAACCGTAAATCTGTCGAATCTGCGTGCTCAGTTCATATACCTCACCATGACGGAATCCGCAAGACCCATCCTGACCAATAAATCTACCTTTTACCATATTTCCTCCTTAAACAGAAAAAAGCGGCTCACATTTCTGCGAGCCGCGGGATTTCTTAGCCGATTACAGCGTAGCGCTCGGTATTCAGCTTCTCCATCATGAGGTCATATCCAGTCTTGCCAGACATGATGGTCTCGAAGATGGAAGGAGAGAAACCAGACACATAGCTGATAGGTCCGTTGCCCAACATAGGGATGTTGTTCTGACGAGCATCGACATTCCAGAAAATCAGATGAGGCATCTGATATCCGTACTGTGCCCACTTGCGAGCGATACCCTCAAGCACAGTCTCAGCATTTCTGCTGTTGATAGTGGAGGTAGAGCGCCAGCCAGAAGTAGCAGCATCAAACTCCATGTCAGAGATGATGATGATATTCTGAGGCAGGTCGTCCTGAGAGCACTTAGTCTTCAGAGCGGTGTCGAGAAGCAAGTCGAAGGTAGCCTCGATGTTGGTATTATCTACAAGGTTGGTCTTGTAGATACGCTGCACCTTATCAACGAAGTCAACGCCTTCGGTGGCAATCAACTGAGGACGGCTTGCGAAGGACACATAGTGACCAGCGAAAGGACCCTTAGCCTTCTCTGCACAGTACAGACCGAGAGAGATAGCCACATTGATAGGAGCAGAAGCCTCAGAGCCGCACATAGAACCAGAGGTATCTACAACAGCCAGGCCGTTGAAAGTCGCACCGTTGAAGTAATCAGCCAGGTTATCCCAGTACTTGTTTACCATCAGACGGTTAGTGTCGTCCAGCTTAGGAAGGTCTCTCATAGACCAGTAGGAACCGGTACGGAAAATCTTCATAGCTTCAGCGACACACTCGTAAGGATACAGCGCCTTAGCGTTGACCTTCTTAGTGGTATCCTTAGCAAAGTCGGCATAAGTCTGAACGTTCTCGTTCTTAGCACGCTCAAGGTCGTGTCTTGCGAAAGCGTTCTTATAAATCATACCAGCGCGAGAAGGAATCTTATCGAACTCAATCTCGTCCCAGCGACCCTCAGACATTAGACGCTCCAGAACATTGATACGCTCACGGAGAATAGCCAAAGTCTTACGATACTGCTTGTGAGTCATGCCGAGATACTCACGAGTAATATTTGCCAGGCGGCGAGACTCACGAGAAGAAGTATTCTCGGACTTCAACCACTTAGCGAGCAGGGAAGGAGCCTTGCACTGAACATCGAGGTTCAACTGCTCCTTAATGAATGCGAAAGCATCTGCCTCAGCAGGAGTACCTTCGAATACATACAGGTCGTCCCAGCGACCAAACTCAGGGATATGACGCATATTGCGAACCACAGCCGCAGTATCCTGCTTAGCGAGGTCACGCATTACTACGCGGAAGAAGCGTCTCTCACCCTGACCGCCGCGCACATCGCGGATATAAAACAGGCACTTCAGAGCGTACACAGGGTTCTCTGCATATGCCTTACGGAACATCAAAATTACATCTTCGTCGGAACGCTTACGCATTGCTGCGCCCATAGCGAACATATCCAACAGGTCAGACTTAGTAGTCTTATGAGTTACTCCACCATTTTCAGTCAGAGTAAAGTTGGTATTATCAACGAGACCATTCATGAACTTATTCATATCACATTTCTCCTTTTTCACTTTGTTCTCTCTTGGACAAGAGAGGTGGTTTATGGTTACAAGACACTTGTTTGATAAGTCGTGTTCTATTTTAACCCACTTGAACTACGAAATTTCTCTCGGTTGGATATGAACCAACATCCGACAATTCTTGTCTGAACATATCAAGTTCGTTTTTGAATTGCTGTTAAAGTATCTTTCTTAACCTTACATATATATTATATCATATTTTTTTGAAAAAATCAATAAAAATTTTTCAATGGGTTACTTTCCGCAGATACTGTCCCTCGTTCAGCTTATTCCTTTTGGTTGAAAGGTGAGAAATTCGGCAATTATTCCTCCCATTCTGTTAGGCTTTCACTCACCCATTGCCTACGCTCTAAATCAACTTACGGTCATTTTCGGGGAACCACCCCAGAGACACGTCATGGAGGGAACTCGCGCAGGTTAGTTTGTTCTCTTAACTCCCAAAACTTTATTCTTTAAATCTTCACAAAGATACTTTTCTTTCCACCTTTTAGTTTTCGGATTACTATCTCTGTAGACTGGAATAGTAATGGAATATTCTGAATGTTGATTTACTGCATTTGCGCCGACCGTACCATGCGTATAGCCACCGCAAAGCTCAATCTCTTTTTCCATTTCTTCTTTCGTTAAAACGAAAAACAGGCTTTTACTTAAATCCTTTTCGTTGATATAAATGCAGTAGTAAAAATCAACATCCTGCCATAGACGAATCTGGCGTACATTTAAGTTCTCTCCTACATTAGTAAAAGAATTTTTGAACTCATAATATAAACCATTTTCATCATGGGCGTCACCTCGGTCCAAACGAGAAGATACTTGTGTTAAACCCAATTGTTTACACAAAAACCTCTCTCCCATTGGAGCTTTCTGTTGAGCAGATAAAGAAGCAGTAGCTGTGTAATAAAGTTCTGCATTGCCGCAATTAACAATGTCATCATCAAGGTTTTCACATCTGTCAATTAAATCTTGGATATGTTTTGCTTGATTTAAGATTTCTTCATTTCTTTTTCTAACTTCTGATATTAACATACTCAACTCTCCTTGTTGCTAATGGAGTCAACGGTGGGATTCGAACCCACGACATATACCGGTTTTGCAGACCGGCGTCTTGAACCACTTGACTACGTTGACATATAAATGGTAGGCGACCAACCTTCGCTCCTACCGCGGACGCATTTAACTTTCACAGCGCCAACCATCCGGAGATCCGCTAACGAGGCACCGGACGCATCCCGTCTCCTGCAGTGAGATGGTGCGCCAGGCGAGGTTCGAACTCGCGACCCCCAGATTAAAAGTCTGGTGCTACTACCAGCTGAGCTACTGGCGCGTGTAATCAATTTCTATATTATGTTCTCTGCAATATGCCAACCAGCAAAGATAACATTTATGTTCTCTTTCCCATTCCTCATAGCAAGTCGTTGCTACAGTGCAGAGATAAATACCAGGACATCTATGATTATCTATTTCTTTGTCGATGTTAATTTTCATTTCAAATCCTCTCTTTTGGTCGGTAGCCTTGGACTCGAACCAAGGACCACAGAACTCACTAACTTACGCACCTTGCCTTGCCGTGTACTCGAGTTGGCCGCACCGATGTTACGCAAGGTTTTGGAACTGTTTATTCAGATACCCTACACCGAATCACTACCGATGTTTGTAAACAGGGAATGAAGCTAATCTTTGGACTTAGGTCGGCTGTTATTTCAACATAGCCGATTGCCACTTAGTTCCAACTGTAAAACTACATTCCCACCCTTTCGGCAACCTTAAGGAATTTCTCCCATGCGCTTGTCATAAGGTTGGTTTTTAGAGAAAATAGAAGGCTCTCACATCTGCATTACCAGACTTATCCCAGGCTTGCGGGCCCAGCAAGGTGTTCCTGCGGACGCTGGGGTTAATGTTACAATTTAAAGGGGCGAGCTGTACCCTTACCTCTATTTTCTCTCTGCAGAGAAGAAAAAGGGGCGCTTGAAAGATGCGTTCGTTTGAGTCCGTATCTGTTTACGAGAGCCATACAGGCTCAAATTACTAAGCATTTCAAGCGCCCCGCATTAAGTCAAAAATCCCAAAAGATTTTCATCCTATTAGTAAGAATTACTTACCATTTTCTTTAATAGATAATTTACTTGATGTAAAATTTGTATATTAAAGATTTGCTGTTAGGCTCTCAAGGTTTCATACATAATTGAAAAGTGGAGTTATGTCCACTCGATTATCCCCGAGGGCAATAATCGTGGAGCAAGTGAAGGGAATCGAACCCTCGCCCGTTGCTTGGCAAGCAACTGTACTAACCGTTATACTACACCTGCATTTCGTAGGAGTTTCAAAAAGGCAACTTAGTGTTTGCTCCCAGTTCAAGTTTTTACCAGTGGAGCGGATGATGGGAGTCGAACCCACGTCGTCTGCTTGGAAGGCAGAAATAATAGCCGTTATACCACATCCGCGTATAAAGACATTTTCTTTTTCTCTTTGTTGAAAATGCCAAACAATCAAGAGGGGATAGGAACTAAAGGGGTAGAAAGTCTTTTTCTTTAACTTTCTATATATATTATAACATATTTTTTTTGAAAAATCAAGTTGAAATCATTTGTTGTGGTAGAATTTTAACCATCTGCGATAACACTCTTTTTTATCTGGTTCTTTGTGCTCTCGGTTGGGCCACATCATACATTCCCAGCGATACCATTTCCATTCACTTCTCCAGTATTGCTCCCAAGTCATTGTCCAACCATAATCACAGATATCCCAAGTCTCATAAAGTTTCTTGTAGTCACCAGGCGCAAGTCCTAAATCCATATGATTTTTAAGGTACTGGCGCACAATATGATTTGCGATGCGTTTTTTATCTTTCCCTTTTCTATCTCCGCACCAAGGGGTTTTCTTATAAGAACGACTCATTCTAAGACCTCCTTTACTTTAGAGTCTTAGAAGAGATGCATACGATGAAACATCATTCGTATTTCCCCCTTTCGATTGTTTTACTTACTATTGGTGGGGGAGAAGGGACTCGAACCCTCACGACCTCACGGCCAGCGGATTTTAAGTCCGCTGCGTCTGCCATTCCGCCACTCCCCCGAGCGAACAAGACACAGGTTCGTTTGTGGGACTCGAACCCACTAAAATCTCGTTAGAAGCAAAATTTATTATCCAAATTTTTAATTGCTGCTACTGTGTCTTTACTTTATGTATATATTATATCATAATTTTTAAGAAAAATCAAAATTTTTCTTACTCTTGCGGTCCTGCTTTTTCTTCTGCTCAGCCACATATGATTTCATGACCTTGCACCCAGAGCAACCGTTTCGATGGTCGCAGAACCAACAGCCATCTAAATCCCACCAAGCCCAACGGGGAGGTTGCGGTCTTGGCTTTCTTTGTTTCTTACTCACCAGTTATGGACTCTCCTTCTTGGCATATCTGTGCCAAAATAAGATTTCTCTTTTTCATCCATAGAGATAAGTTTTCTTAAATCTGACGCTTTGTAACATAAGCTACGAGAATAATTACCAGCTTTATATCTGCGTTTTCCCTTATTTCTGGTTTTACGAGAACACATTGAACAAGAACAATGGATTTTATTCTTGCTGTACTGGTGAAGATTATCGTAGTAAGAGTGATCGCGTGATGACCAGTAATGGTCGCTTATGCGTTTCTTACGCATCGCTTTTCTGAATGATACATCTCTGTTGTATTCACCCATCATATGGCACTCACACTCCTCTCTGGCGGAGGCTCAGGGATTCGAACCCTGGGGCCCATCTCTGGACCGCCGGTTTTCAAGACCGGTGCCTTAAACCACTCGGCCAAACCTCCGAATAAAATAAGGGTCTGAAATGGAAACCACCAGACCCTTAAGGATTACATCTTAGCAAGCAAATCAGCAACATGAGCTTCGGCGTCATCTGCTTCAACGATAGAATCGCTCAGATAAGCCTTCATCTTTGCTTCGTATGCCTGTGCATCCTTAACCATCTGTGCTGCCTTAGCAAGCTGACGCTGAGCTCGAGCTACACGCTTCTCGGCAATCTTAGCATTGCAACGGGCTGCCGCAAGTGCCTTACCGGACTCAACATCGTAATTGTCTCTTGGGTCACACTTTGCATAACCCTTAACAGTCTTACCAGCGTAGGTAGAACGAGCAGAAACAGTTGTCTTACCGCTCTCGTCCTTGAAGAATGCGAACTTATACTTATCCAGACTAAACTTCATCTTTCTACACCTTTTTCTCTCATATTTTTAACTTAAAGTTAAATGGTGGGCAGGGTGGGAGTCGAACCCACTCACCTATAAGGAACGGATTTACAGTCCGCCGCGACTCTCCGACTTCGCCGCCTACCCATATTAAAAATCTGCGACTCTCGAACTACACTATAAAAACAACACACAACACAAAGAAAGGAAAGAATGTTCGAGCAATTTGGATTGGTTTGTTGCCAATGCAGGCTGCCGCACCAGTAAATAAGATATTAGTGGAGCTGGCGACAGGAGTCGAACCTGCAACCTGCTGATTTGTTAGTCAATGCCTTAGTTACTTCCTCCTCGAATTATTTCCAATCGTTTAGAAAGTTCATAATCTTCTGCAAAGCAGATACCAGTTTTTTGTCCGTTTTTAGGTGGAGCAAATCTTAAGGTTTTAGTTACTGAACATTCTGAAACTGGGATTAAGTAACACTTACCATTCCAGTAAGTCGCAAAGTAATCAATTTCATCAGCATTATAGCGTATATTTTTCACCCCAGTGGAATTTACATGAGAACTTCTACAAGAGAATTCTATTACTTTGGGGTCGCCATTCTTGATAGACGAAGTCTTAACCTGAACTCTAATCAATTTTCCATCTACATCAGCAATCATATCATATCGAGAATTTTCTCCAAAAGGGACACTCACATGACAACCATGCTCGTAGAAAGCAGTTAAACATTGTAATTCAGTTAGATTTCCTTTTTGTTTAGCAGTTAATTCCATATCAACTTTCACTAAGGTTTGTCTAACAAGTCAGCTGCTCTGCCATTGAGCCACGCCAGCATATACAAGGCTTGAATGACTTTAACGGTCGTACATATGTGCAACCCTTATAACACCGTTTGTCAATTATATAGATAAAAGGGAATAAGCACTATCTTTTTACTAAAAATTCAACAATTTGAGTTTTCTGTAAAACCAATCTTCTATGTATTAGAAAGATATTTGCTGTACAAGCCTTAACTTTATCTTACTTATATATTATAACATAAAATTTCTCAAAAGTCAAAATTTTTCTGTTATAATTGGCAGGGGTGGAAGGATTCGAACCCTCGTGAGCGGTTTTGGAGACCGCCATACTTGGCCACTGTATGACACCCCTTGGTACCAGAAGTGTGAATCGAACACACGACCTTCCACTTATGAGGCGGACGCTCTAACCATCTGAGCTATTCTGGCATATGTAATTAAATACTCTCGGCGGGGCAGTCTCGTACTTGTCGACACAACACTCACGCTTAGATTGTTGAACCTTCGTCTGCAGCATCCAGTTCTTCTTTTCAGCGATTGCAGGCTTCTACTGCGCCCCCGACAATATTTAATTATGAAATTGTATTCCAATCTAACTTGCGTAAATTTTTGTAGGAAAAATTTTCATCATAAATCTTTGCGTGTCTAATCTTTCGATTATATTCTTTACGTCGCTTACGCATATCTTCTTTACATTCCCTCTTATACCAAGAGCGATTGTAAACTCTTCTTCTTGATTGTGTCATATATTTCTCCTCTTGGTGGGGACTGAGGGATTCGAACCCCCAAACACGTGCTCCTCATGCAAAAGAAAGATTGCAGACATGGTCACTTCCGAGACCCGCTTATAACGCGGCTGTACCATTCGCCTAAATCCCCATATTTAAGTGAGGGTTTAAGGTTGACCCACAACCTAAGTAGTGTGTTACGACACCAAAGGACTATCCGCGCGCCATAGCCCACTCTTTAAACGATGGACACTTCTAATCCTACGTCCTACTTACACGACGAAGTCTTATACACGATTTCTGTCCGTGATGCTTCTGTGGCTGGGGATATAGGATTCGAACCTATAACCATCAGAGTCAGAGTCTGCCGCGCTACCAATTGCGCCAATCCCCAATATGTTGTACTAAAGACTGGGCGGGGTTTATGTTTCACAACCACGCTTACCTAATTTTTCATGTGGGACTCTCAGTTCCCAAAGGCGGAGGATTTTACAACTTTTTTCAAAGTAAACCTACCTCACTTCCCTCGCCTACCCAGTCGGCCGATAGGACCTGAACCGTTTCAGTACATGGCTGGGGTAGATGGATTCGAACCATCGGAATGCAGGAGTCAAAGTCCTGTGCCTTACCGCTTGGCGATACCCCAATATCTGTTTACAAGACCCTTAATATGTCCAATTAAAAGTTGGGTGCTTTCAAGCAAATAATTGCTGTGTTAGGTCTTTATGGGGTGAACGACGAGATTCGAACTCGCGGTCTCCAGAGCCACAATCTGGCGCTTTAACCAACTAAGCTACATCCACCATATCAAGGCGCTTTTTGTCTTTTGCCCTACCTATTGGGCGATTCTCGAAATTAATGGCTCGAAAAATGGGACTTGAACCCATAACATAAAGATTTAATCTTTGATTGCAGTATGCGCCTTATTTAATTAACTCTCGTTAAATTTTTCTTCAATTTTTTTGTAGAAGTCGACTAAAGAGTTAAACCTTGCTCTAATCTCTTCTTCAGATTTTTGCTTAAGAGGTTCAAATCTTGCTGGAACCTGTGTTCCGAGCATCAGGCCCCAGCAGATATCTCCGTAAGCCGCAACAGCGTTATTCAATCCATTAAAGGTTTGTTCGTCTACTTCTAAAGTGATTGTGATTTTTTTGTCCATTACCACACATCCTCTGAGAACAGTTGCGTAATTATCTTGTCTTTATATTCTTCCTTTGCTTCAGGCAAGAGTTGGTCCGCCGCACGAGCAATTTCAAATGCTTCGTATCTGTCCACAAAGGTGTCATTGTCAGTTAGAAATCCCTGTACTGCAGTCTGCTTGTCATATTCAATGTGCATATTGTACATTTTCTCAAGCACATTGCAATGGCGCTTGCCGCACATAATCGTCGGGTAAGTATCGCCTTTGATATAAAACTTAATTGCCGCAGATACAACTTTCATGTGATTTCCTCTTTTCTCCTTTTGGTATCTGGAGTGGTGCGCGATGACGGGTTCGAACCGCCGACCCCATGCTTGTAAGGCATATGCTCTCCCGGCTGAGCTAATCGCGCATATGGGTTAAACTTCAAGAAGTTTAACCTTTTTCATACGCACATCGACAGTCATTTGTGCAATCGTCAACTCTTGGTTAGCGATATCGAAGAACTCTGGCAGAGCGTTGTTAAAGTTTGTGAGCATTCGGTCTCTGTGACGAACCGCCGCAAACAACTCCTGACGAGCAACTTCTAATTGTGTAGGTTCTTTAACAGTTTCTCTCCAAAGCATATTATTCATTCCTCTCTATGTGAGTATGACAAAGGGTTTATAAATATGTTCAAGACACCTTATAGTAAAAAAGATTTTAAGTCTTTCGCGTCAACCATTGCGCCAATCTTGCTGTGCAAGACACAGGATTTGAACCTGCAATCTACTAAACAGTAGGTTTGCTGTGGGTGTCTTTAGTTTTTGTAGTGAAAGGAAATATGATAAGAAAACACAAGACCCGTAAGGAATATAACAATGTTGCCGGTTGTGAACCTTGTTTTTCCTCTCCACAATTCACACCCATCGGCTGGAGCTGATTACCAGTCAGCACTACAAGTTGTTCATATCATCAAAGAAAATGAAACATTTGCAGTTCCGGGTCTTTATCAAATTTTCCTTGGTCGGGATAGGTGGATTCGAACCACCGACCCCCGCGTTATCAGCACGGTGCTCTAACCTACTGAGCTATATCCCGATAAATGGTTTTTGGAAGAGAACCTTAACTCTAAGAGTTTCATTTGGACTTGTACTCATAACTATGTCATTGGTCGGAGTGGCGGGATTCGAACTCGCGACCTCCTGATCCCAAATCAGGCGCTCTAACCAAACTGAGCCACACCCCGATATTAACAAGGCGGTTTTGTAAACAAACTTAAGTTTTATATAGGGCATAAAAATTTAATTTCTGTTATCAAATAGGATTGCAGAATCCGCCTTTATTTATTTTTAATTTTTAGTTTTACTCTTGTCGAACTGCGCCCAAAATCTTTCGATGGCTAACTTATTGATTTCATCGTGGTGCTTACATAGGGTTCCACCGTAGTAGGTGTTGTTGCACACATTATTGTTTTCGCATTCTCGACAATTCTGAGGAATATTTGCCATATCTTTTCTTCCTCTCTTTATCTTACATATATATTATAACATTTTTTTTGAAAAATGTCAAGTTTCTCTTTTTGGTGGGCCCTCGGGGATTCGAACCCGGGACCGTCCAGTTATGAGCTGGATGCTCTGACCGACTGAGCTAAGGGCCCATATCGGCGGGGCGGTTGCCCCACCTTTTATACTGCGTAATGCAGGTTTTTAGTACCCTTGCGACGTATCACGATGTAATCCACAGTGCGCTGCTTGCGCAGTGCCAGAGCCTTCTGCTCTTCTGGCTCATCGTAATAGTCATCCTGCCAGTCAACTTCACACTCTCCGCCAGGGATAATAGTGCCACCCTTATCATAATTGTACACAGAGTTCTGAGGATTAAAGGTGACATAGAAGTCAAATCCCTTTTCATCAGTGAACTCAACATGAACATCATCGTCTGCGAACATATCCATGTAAATCTCACGACGACACTTACCGCCGTCCGCAAACATAAGAGTTGCAACATAACTCTCACGAGAGAGGTTGAGGATATTCAAATCCTTAATTGCTTCCTCGAAGCAAGTACCAAGAGAGAGTTCGAAAGCAATCGCGCGCAGACAGTCATAGTTCAAATCAATCTTTCTTGCGAAAGCGATTACCTTGTCAATCTGTGCATATGCGGTTTCTGGAATCTTGTCTTCCAGATACTCACGAATCTGCTCTGCGGAAGGATAATCAAATCTAAAATGATAATGGAAACGACCAGGGCGATTAACCAAATAGTTATTGAGGTTATTCAATTCGTTACAAGTAACGATGAACAACTTCTTACCCTGACTCAAACCATCGAATAAAGTCAGCATTTCGGACTGAGGGTCGCTCATAGAGTCTCTATCGCCCTTAGAATAAAAAGTCTTATCAAACTCGTCAAAGAAGACGATTACTTCCTGCTGAATAGAAGTTAAGTAGTCTGCAATGCCTGGGATATACTGATTAACAATAATCAGAGGATAGCCTGCCGCAATTCCCTCAACAGAGAGCATTTTGCCGAACAGAGATTTACCGATACCCTTGGCGCCAGACAGAATTACACCCAGATTTCGGTCGAAAATCTCAAAAGACTTGAGAACCTTATGCACCTTATCGGTATGCACACCATAGACCTTTTCTGTAATTGCAATATCATCGTAGCCAGTCAAGAAGAAACCGGACTGCTGACTAAAATTAACCTGATAAGCCCTTGCAGGTAGCTCATTATAGGTTTTCATTGTATCGTCATAGATACGAAATACATTACCAGTATTTACTACTCGCATAACTTACCTCTTACTTTCTTAATCATAATTATTTTCTACTACTGGCGTCGCATGAGAGACTCGAACTCCCGACCTCCTGATTCGTAGTCAGGCGCTCTATCCAACTGAGCTAATGCGACATATAAATAGCGTCTTTCCTCAACCACATTCTCACTCTTGGAAAATCAAACCCCGCTAAAGGTCGACTCAAATGGGCCGTAGATATTTAGCTGTGGATTGCATCAATCTAAAGACATTACCCCATCTGAAACGCTTGGCATCCCAGCAGGGACTCGAACCCCGGACACATGGCTTAGAAGGCCATTGCTCTATCCAACTGAGCTACTGGGACATATATTATTTTGCCCACCGGTTAAGAGAGATTAGGCAGCTACGCCCATCTTCTTAACCAGTCGCATGAAATAGTTCGGATTTAAATCATCGGGAGCCACGAGTAATGCATCTTTACCAACGAAGGCAAACAGACCAAGAATACTGCGTGGGTCAATCATAGCGTTGCCGCAAGAAACAGACATATCAATGCCAGCATTTGCTGCTACTTCACTAACACGAACTACATCTTCCTTTGTGTTCATCTTAATAGGACAAATCATCTTTCTGACCCCCTTTGTTATTTAGTTTAGGTTGGACAGGTTCCGTACTGTCCCTCGGTTTTAAACTCCGAACGCTGAAGCTATATTAAACCTTCAGTACTGGTCCGCCGTCAGGGGCTCGAACCCTGGACACCCGGATTAAGAGTCCGGTGCTCTACCAACTGAGCTAACGGCGGATATATCAAGGCCTCAAGGTCATGACTCTCAAGACCAAGACACTTTTGCAAAACTTCGGCTTCGTTAACAAGCCTCAGACGCCTGCGAAGGGAGTCGAACCCATTCAAGCCACTACAGGCGTGGAGCTGATAGCGAGAATCGAACTCGCGACCCCTTCCTTACCAAGGAAGTGCTCTACCGCTGAGCCATATCAGCAAAGATTGTTATAGGACACAATCTCTCCAAATTCGGTCATACCAATTTGGTTCTTGCTTTTCTAAATCTGAAAACAAAAATGGAATTTCTTCAAGTTGGACTACACCAGTCCAGTCATAGAAGTTCTCACCATCGCCGCACACGAAGTGCCCGTCGATTGGCAAGTAGTACAACTCCAAAAATGGAAATCTCGTTTGTAGTATGCGAGCAAACCAATAGCAGTTGCCATCTAACCAATTTGCGTCCTTGCGCCAGCGTCGATGGATGAAATCAAGAATCTCATACATACAACAAACTGTCCTTTCTTTTGGTTTTCTGCGAGATGCGCCGGATGAGCTTCCCAGGCGTCCGGGTTTCCTACTCTGGCATATGACCTCCATTTTGGCGTGATACCTTTACCTACACTACACATCTCTAACAAACTTGTACTTCGTTTGTTTTGGCGGAGAGGGTGGGGTTCGAACCCACGCGCCGCTACTAACGACCTACTCCCTTTCCAGGGGAGCCCCTTAACCACTTGGGTACCTCTCCAGATAAGCAAGACACTTAACCAAAAGCACTTTTAATTCCCTAAATTAACGCTTAATTGTTATCATTATAGCAATGATAAAGTTGCTGTATGTGTCTTATGGCGGAGGCGGTGAGGCTCGAACTCACGCGCCGGGTATTAGCCGACCTAACAGTTTAGCAAACTGTCCCCTTCACCAACTTGGGTACGCCTCCATAAAATATATGAAAAAACGACGAGTAAAAAAGCAAGCCAATTGACGGTCTCAACAAGCCAGATGTAAAAAACTCTCGCCGCGATGATAGTTTTTTGTTTCTATATAGGACAATATATAGAAAGAGTGGCAGCCCGCAGCCTATACGCCGAACAAGAAACAAAAGGAATTTTTACTACAAAATGTTGTTTTTAACCAGAAAAGGAGTTGAATCGTATAGGTTCCTCTGTTGCGGTCCTTTAACTATATCGAGTTGTGGTGGCTGGGGTCAGGGTCGAACTGACTACACTGGGATTTTCAGTCCCATGCTCTACCAGTTGAGCTACCCAGCCATATACAAGGCACAAATGAAATATTTGTTGGATTTGAACCAACTACAGATTGTTTAACAGACAATTACTCTACCAATTGAGTTAAAATATTTTCAAAAGAAAAAGATTGCTGTGTGTGCCTTTATTGGTTTTATTACATTTGAACTTTTTGGACAAGAGGCTTCTTTGATACTTCGCCGCATCCTGTTCCTTGATAGGAAGTTGCAACTGTATACAGCCTCTCCGGTTTCACATTTCCAAACCTGTGGAGAATGTGAGCGCCCTGGCGCATATGCGAAGTCTTATTTTCAACTTGAAACTTCGCCCATTGAATGATTTCCGAACCAGTGAACTCGGTTCCGGGTTGATAACTTAGAATATTTCGCATAGTAAACCTCCTATCATCATTTTTGTGGTAGCGGGAGAAGGATTTGAACCTCCGACCTCTTGGTTATGAGCCAAGTGAGCTGCCGAACTGCTCTATCCCGCGTGGATGCGGGGGGTGGACTCGAACCACCGACCTTCAGCTTATGAGGCTGACGAGCTACCACCTGCTCTACCCCGCATGGTGACCCCAAGGAGAATCGAACTCCTGCCTTCGCCGTGAAAGGGCGACGTCTTAAACCGCTTGACTATGGGGCCAGATATCAAGACCTGTTGCCGCAGGTCTTGTCATTCTATCGTGGCATTTTGGCATTATTGTCGGCAAACAATCGTGACCTCTCAACCACCTATTGGCTTCTTCATCATTCCACCAGGCCGGCACTCCTGCCAGAGAAGGAATCGAACCCTCTAACAACTTCTGTCATAGAACTACCCAACACTCGTACTCTTGGGTCGGAGCGTACTCACTTGTACATTTAATCTTCATCTATAAATCGGGCTGAGTAATAACCCTATGGTGACCCGTGAGGGAATCGAACCCTCGTCTCCGGCGTGAGAGGCCGGTGTCTTGACCGCTTGACTAACGGGCCATATGATTAGACTTCCTTGGCGAGTTCTTCTTGAACCTCAAGCCAAGCCTCATACATAGCTTCATTGTAAACTTCTTCACATTGAATTTGAGTTGTAAAATCATCAAATGGCATATGTATTATTTCCTTTCTTTATCTTATATAAATATTATAACATATTTTTTTTGAAAAATCAATTAAGAAGAAAGGAACCAGTTTTTTATCTCTTGTTCATATAGAAAGGAGAACTGGCGAAACCCATGTGTTCATAGATGGCGTAAAGCCTGGTATCCACGGTGGGACTTGAACCCACACGCCTTTCGGCACAGCATTCTGAGTGCTGCATGTCTGCCTATTCCATCACGAGGACTGGTGCCCAAAGCGGGACTTGAACCCGCACGCCCCGAGGACACTTGATTTTGAGTCAAGCGCGTCTGCCATTCCGCCATTCGGGCAAATAAGTGCCGGTTTATGTTTCTTGGCACCGGCTGCCGCAGATGTAGGTCACATCACCCAATTATTAAGCTGCGAGTGGTGGAGGATACGGGACTCGAACCCGTCACCTTCTGCTTGCAAGGCAGATGCTCTCCCAGATGAGCTAATCCCCCATATTGTAGCGTGGCGGAGGTCTATTGCCGCTACTTTTTGTCTGCTCTTCCGCCGACTATTTTGATGGCACTTTGGGTCCATCTTACTCCTTCGTCAAGGGAGAGTGGCAGCTCCGAGGGGAATTGAACCCCCGTCTCCAGCGTGACAGGCTGGCATCCTAACCATTGAACGACGAAGCTATATAAGTGATGTTGGACAGCTACCCTTGTAGACTAATCAAAGCCAAGGCACACATCGAGTACCTGCAACAGTTTATCACCAAAAAACCGTTGCCAAACAAAGCGATTCTCTCGTCTCCTCTTCCACGCCCGAGTTTTCCGCTACGAGGTATCGGGAACATACCTTAATGGCGACTTCGATGGGATTCGAACCCACGACCTCCGCCGTGACAGGGCGGCGTTCTAACCATCTGAACTACGAAGCCAAATTACACAGGATATTTGACACAGGAATGTGTACTACTCTCACGCTTCGACACTGTTAGTTGGTCGACGGAGCCACACCTGACTTTTCCACGCACTCATACAACAATCTCTGTATCAGTACCCTGTGGAACCTCGAACTATGCAGTCATTATTAGGACAACTGGTGTCCTAACTGTAATGGGTAACATAGGTCATTGATAGTGACCGTAACAACCACATTAGCCGATTATATCTTTATTATTTCCCATTTATCTCAATAATCCCCAGAGGCTATCAAACTCTCTCGTGTAACGCTCCAAGCAGGGGTATTGCGAGTAATTTTCTTCCCCCAGCCACCACGCTGGGCATTCTGGTGCGGATGGCGGGACTCGAACCCGCACGCCATCGCTGGCACCAGCCCCTCAAGCTGGCGTGTCTGCCATTCCACCACATCCGCATAGGAATGCAACTTATTTATGTCCTGATGGAGTTGCCAACCACCCGTGACTTATACGGAGTCACCAACCGCCAACTTTCGTATGAACACGCCACTTACTTCGCTTCCTTATATTTAGTCAGCCGTTTTCCGCTTATGCTCCATATCGGTTTCTTCTACTTAGGGGAGATGCACACCCTACGATTTTCATCGCACCAACCTCTGGTTTTACTCAGTAGTTCCCACCGCCGGGAGTAGTTTAGTGGTAATCCGTGTTAACGGCTCATTGGTGGGCATATAGGGAGTCGAACCCTAACACCCGAAAGTATCGGAACCTAAATCCGACGCGTCTGCCAATTTCGCCATACGCCCATATAATCTCATTTCCGCCGTAGCGAGGCAGAGTCACCCAAGTCGACTTTGGATTAGTTTTGTTCTCTCGTGACAGGTTACAATCCATTCCAACGGCATTCCCAGTATTCTTTTTGTGCTTTTGGCTCTTAGCACGGGTGAAGTTGGGTGTGCGGTACCATCTCCCAAACCCCTATTCTTTTTGTCAATAGGGAACATCCATTTCCTTTATTTCAGTACTAATGGCAAGACCTGTTTCGCATACACATATCAACTGCTGTGATATGAGAAGGAAATTATGTGCCGCGGCTTATATTTACGAGAAACTCACGGCTAAAACCTCGTATGGCTTTCAACTTTTTATTCATCGAGAAGCGAACCATAAGAAACAAACTCTCTGGCTGCCCCGGTGGGGCTCGAACCCACGACAGCGCGGTTAACAGCCGCGTGCTCTACCGACTGAGCTACAGGGCAATATCTGTTGCTGATATTCTACGCTGTTTTAGGACAACGCTGAAATCACAGCTTGAAGGCACAACCTGTAAGATTTCTTTCTTTATCTTACATATATATTATAACATATTTTTTTGAAAAAATCAATTAAGATTTTTCGTTTAGAACAAGACAACATGGAAGTTTCAAGTATTCAGTAAAAATGTTTCCTCAAAAGTTGCTGAAGTCGTCTTTAATGCTCATTAAATAATCTCAATGGTTTCCTATTTTCTCTCGAATCTCCGAAACTCCTTGCATCACATCAATAGTCTTCGTGGAATTTCCATATCCTTTATTTAACTTACATATATATTATAACATATTTTTTTTGAAAAATCAAGAAAGATTTTTTATTTTCAACATCTTGGAAAGGTCTTGTAAAAATCTCTTTCTTAACTTTCTATAAATATTATAACATATTTTTTAAGAAAAATCAAAAAAGTTTTTTCAGCCTCCCTAACAGGAACCTTGGTTTGGAGGCCACCTACTTCTATGGTTCCTTCAGCAATTCCGGCGATAAAAAACAAGACCGCTTTTTCGATTTAACGGCGCTCTCCCAGCTGAGCTATCCCCCTATGTTGGCAGGGGGAGAAGGGCTCGAACCTCCGACTTCCGGCTTGGCAGGCAATCATTTGAAAATTGCAGTAACGGTCTTTTATTTAGGTATTATCATTTGAAAACTGTCAAGTAGGTTTTATCCCACTCTGTCCACAGTTTTTCAAAAATTTTCACTTGCTTGATGCATATGAACCGCGATGATTCCCAGAATTGCACCAACTCCGGCGATACACAGAGCGGCCATCGCGCAGCCACCCAAAATGAAAAGTAACTTCATCTGATTTCCTCGTAGCCATAGTGGCTCAAAGTCTCTCTGATATTCTGAGCTCCTACTGGGTTCATAGAATGGACTCTAAACCTAATGTTCGGATAACCAGAGGCGACAATCCATTTAGCGATATCGTAACCATTCTTCTTGCAACCAAGGTCATGGTCGAAGTCGACAATCAGCTTAGTTCCATGCTCGATATAGAAACGGAGTTTCTCAATAGCATCTTTGTAAGTCTTGCAATGAACAAACGCCATTCCATCAGGAACATTGGAGTAGTCATATCTCGTGTCATCAATGTAGATATAGCACTTACCAAGAGAACTCATTGATAATTTCTCCTTTCCTATATAATACATATATCAGACAAAGAAAGTTAGGTGGTCGTGACACCTATTCATACCCTCGGACCTGTTTACTCACCAGTTGCGCTGGGCACTACTACCGTCAACCCTCTTACGAGAGGAACTCACAGTGAATACGATGGCCGGACTCGCGTCTTTCCTTTACGACTAAGATTAAAGGGCTTTCTTTATCTTACATATATATTATAACATATTTTTTATAAAAAATCAAAAAGAATTTTTATTTCCAAGGCACCTCTGAATCGCAATGGGGAATCGAACCCCAACTTTCACCGTGGAAGGGTAATGTCTTAACCGTTTGACTATTGCATTAGCTTTTTAAGCATTTTGCTGTATGTGCCTTATATTCTTTTATCATCTTTACATATATATTATAACATTATTTTTTATAAAAATCAATTAAGATTAAATAGTTGAATCTGACCAGAAATCATAGTCTGGGAAATAGCTATTATCACCAAAAATATCGAAATAAATGTTGATATAAACATCTTCCCAAAATTCTGGCTTAATTAAATATGGTACCAATCTCAAAGGAGCTGCCGCAGTAGAAATACGACCGCTAATTTTGAACTCTGACCATCCAAGAGCTTCATATGCCGCAATTTCAGGTGGAGTAATCTTATATTGAGAATAAGTTGCTTCATGGAAAGGATTATCTTTTGCAAAACCCGTGCAAATTACTTCTTCAAAAGAAACATCTTCCCATAACTGTTCCATACCTAATTTAGTATAATGCTGATAAATTCGAGGGCAATCAATGGGACAGGCATCTGTACAAAGTAACTCTACTCGATGCTTTAATTCCTGAGGAAAGCCTTGAATAAAATCAATATCATTAACCTTTTTACGAGGTACAACAATACGAGGATATTTATCCAATAGCGCGACATAATCTTCAATTGTGCTACAAGTGTTTTCGCAGCCAGTTGCACCAACAATACTTCTTGTTACATTGGCTTTTGGATATTTATTGCGAATATAATCCTCAAGACACTGAGCAGAAACTAATACTTCTAATTGCTCATATCCTAAAATCTCAACCGCAACATCTAAAATGCAATTAGCATATCTGTCGTATACATCAGTTTCCTGTAACATAGGATTAGTAAAAGTTAACTGAATAATAATACCTTGGTCTTTATACCACTGGAATACATTTCTCATGATAGGTTTTGCGGGCGGATATTGAATCCAAGTAGACCCTCCATTCCAAATACAGTTAGGGAAACAACCAAAAATATGAGTAATTTTTGCGCCATCTACCCAACACTGTGGATAATACTTTTGGAACCATAAGAGTCTTTTATACATAACGGCATTTTCATAAAAGCCTGGACAATAAAAGTTCGCCATAAAAAATCTCCTTTTTCTCTTATTACTATAATTATACCATATTTTTAATTAAAAATCAATTTACCAATCTTCGTTTTGCAAATCTTCAACTCGACATCTCTCTTCATAAATTGCCTCTTGCATAATGGTTTGTGCCCAAGGGGTTAAAGCTGGACGGCTATTAACCCTTGTGCGAATTATATCAGAAGGATATCTATTATACAAGAAGTATCTTTCCATTCTGCCATCGGAATAGAAAATCAATCTTTCTTTCCAAAGAAGAGGAGTTGTACCTTCCATATCTTCTGCCATAACAGCGATATTGTCTACTGGCTTAATAATTTCTTGAGTGAAAGAATCAATCTTTCCACCATTAGCAAGCCATTCTTTTGTGATAATAGTAAAATTTTCATCAGCATTACCAATGCCATAGGCATCGTCAACAAAAATTTTATCTAAATTCTGCCATTCGCTCATGACGCTCCTCCTCCATTACATTTTCATATAAACGAATAAGATTCTGCGCATTTGGATAAAATACATGGTAAGGAGAAATGTTTTCTTTTAACCAATCCAAAAATCCTAAATCATGGTAACGTTTAATCAAATGCTTAATCTTACTCTTTAAGAAGTTGCAAACCGTAGGGTCTAAATGATATGGGTCATTAAATTTTTCCATTTGTTGACCAGGGCATCCACCCATACAATATCTATTATAGAAACAAGAGTCGCAACCTAAAGTTCCCACATGGTTATTTACCATTAGATTTCTAATAGCCTGATGAGGATTATTAGATTTAATACCTGTAATTGCCCCATTTTCAACAGTAAACCAACCATATAGATTTTTATTATAAGCAGTTCTATGGCAAGGGCAAATTGCTAAATCACCTAAACGAACTGTTAAAGTATTTTGTAACGTACATCCAAGAAATTCATCAGTTTCTGCTAAATGATAAGGCGTATATGCACTCATTTCTTCGTCTTCGATAGCTAACAAATTCTTATCATAATAAGTTTGGTTAATACCAAAACCGAAAATACAAGCTTTAATTGGGTCATTATCATTACGCTCTAAAAGACCATCAATTAAAATATCCTCAAAATCTAAGAACGCTTGAATTTTCTCTGGAGTCCAGTCTCCATTTCTTACTTCAAGCATCATAACTTCTCCAAGAGTCAAGCCATATTTCTTTAGCATTTCTTTCCACCACTTATAATTCTCTGGCCACATTTCAATAGAGGCTGCCGCAATCATCGGATGGAAGCCAAATCCATTGTGCTTAGAAAATGAAAACGCCATATCATAAAAGTCATCATCATGAGTAATTTTCGCATTGACATTAGGGCGAATATCATTATCTACATACTTTCCATCAATAGAGATAGAGAAAATAAGTGGAACACCAATAGCTCTAAACTTGTCAATATATCCTTGAATAATTGCAGCTCTCTTACGGTCTTTAAGAAAACTGCAGTTAGAAGGAATCATGAACTGGCGCACTTGCAATCCAGCTAAAAGATAATCAAAAGTAATATCTAAGATATCAGTTCCAAATTTACTATGCCAGATTTCGCCAGTATAAAACTCAATCTGAGGAATACAATAATTATTTGCAATAACCCAGTCATAAAAAATTTTAAGGTTTTCTTTGATTTGCTCTGGGTTTAAAAATTCCTTTGGATAAAGGTCAGGATATTTAACCAAATAACAATACTCACACTTTTGGTTACACTGAGAAGTAATAAATAACTCCACATGCCCACGAGGTACATCCATCGCACTATTATTTGGTCTCCAAGTAGAGAAGAATCGTTTATCTAATACAACTTGCAATAATTTATCTTGTTCTTGCTGGAATAATTCCTTGTCGTCATGAATATTTACAATCACATTATCCATTCGATCTTACTCTCCTTTCTCCTTCTTCAATATAAGCTTTCGCTCCGTTTAATAATAACTTAAACAAACCAACAGGTGTCAAGCTATGAGAACCTGTTACATTATAATTATCCTTGATACAATAAGAAGAATGACCTGCCATAAAATGCGCAGCACGCAACGCTTCATCTTCATTCAAGTATTTTCTTTCAATCTCATCTGCAAGAGCGAGAGTACGAATCAAAGCGGTCGTGTTAACCATTCGCGCAGTTGACCATGGATGGTTATAATAACCCATAAATCTCTCATGCTCTTTATAACCTTCTGCATCCAACACATATACAGGACCATCTTCATTTACCCACTGGTTAAAGTTAATAGTACCATCTTCAACACGTCCAGAAGATTGTGCAAACTTCTTATAGTCTTCATATAATGAAGTAAATCCTTCATGGCAAGTAGATACCAGATTATCTGGCAATAAACAAACCATAATAGACCCACTGCCGCACAAAGTAGAACAGTGTTCATATGTTGCATTTAAAGGCATTGGTTCGCCAAAATAAGGCATGATACTTTCATAGTATCTAAAGTAATGGTTTCTATAATTCTCAACTTCAATTTCATTGCAAAGACGACAGAACTCAGCAAAGATTTCGCCATCTTTCTTAGTGACTGGCGCAGGTACGGCAGTGTTAGGTACTGTACAAGACATCAATACATTTGGCAGATTTAACTCATTGATTCTCAAATAAAAATTCTCAAAAAATTGGAAATACTCAATAATCTTTTGCTTATCGCAAAGTTCTCTTACTGAATAAGTATCCAAAGTCTGCTTGAATACGATTTCTAAAACAACATTATTTGGAAGTCTTTCAGGAATCATATCCATTAACTTATTGAAATTTTCAATACATCTCTTGGTTACGCCCTTACCTCTATTTGGGTCATTGATATACTCAGGACCGTCCATAGAAAGCTGTAAAGTGAATCTAAAAGTTCTTTCTGGGTACTTGGCAAACTGGTCAGTTAAACCAAATACTTTATTTGTCCACTCTGGATATGAGAAGTTTGTAGAAGAGAAGAACTGGTCGAAATATGGATAATATTCAATAACTTGAGTAATCAAATTATAAATTCTTTCCATATGCAAAAATGGCTCTCCACCCCAAGTTTCAATCTTACGAAGCTGGTCAATATTTGGAAACCACTCTTTCATTTGGTTAAAATAGTAATCGCCTTCAAAACTCTCTGCTAACTTTTCATCAATCTTAGCTAACACAGGATTCTTATCGATGTTACAATATCTACATTTTAGATTGCAGGTGCCGCAGGTGTAAAACACCGCGACACTGCGCTCTTTATTCATACAATTTAATCCGCATTTCATATGTCAAAACTCTCCTTATGGTTTATAACTATTCATAATATCAATAACCGTTACATTAGATTTAGCCTGGTGAGAATTAGTGTTACTATGAGCACTGTTTGAACAGGTCTGTGAGTTAGTGACATTGGAATTTGTTTGGCTGTGAGCACTATTAGAACAAGTCTGACCATGTGTACTATGGCTTCTGCTCTGGCTGTGCGCACTATTAGAACAACCCTGGCTATGAGCACTGTTAGAACAAGTATTACTGTTATATCCATTACTATTGGTATTACCATTGGTTCCGTTTGAACAAGTATTACTGTGACTACCATTAGTTCCACAAGTACCATTAGATTTATACTGATAAGAACATTGGTCAGTATAGAATCTACTACTATGATGCTTCAATCCATTGCCACGTGCACCGTAGGAGTTGCTACCATTAGAACAAGATTGACCATGAGAACTATTGCTATTGGTATTGCTATTATAGCCGTGGCTATTTGTATTTCCATGAGTACCATTAGAACAGGTGTTACTATGGCTACCATTGGAACAAGTGTTGCTATTAGAGCCGTTTGTACAAGTGTTACTATTTGTACTATTGGAACAAGTATTACTGTTTGATGTGTTAGAGTTATTATTGCTATGAGCACTATTAGAACAAGTTTGGCTGTTTGTTCCATTAGAATGATTCTGGTTACTGTGAGTATAAGAGTTACGACACTTAATAGTTTCCAGTTTAGCAATAACTGCTTCTAACTGGTTACCCGTATTCGCATAAATGATTGTACCTATTCCAACAGTAGAATATGTTGGGTATAAGTTTGCATTTGAACCCAGGTAACTATCTGCTTTCATGGCATTTAATTTAGCCACAAGATTATTTACATCGGAGGCTTTTGCGGGAGTAGCAGAAGGAACAGCAATCGTAGCCATACCTCCGCCATATTTCGTAATTACAGAATTAAGTCTATCATACCAATTTTTAATTTGCGCGCTGTATAATAGTCTATCGCCGCGACTTACTGTAGGCATACTGTTACTCCTCCTTTACGCTAAAATATGCTTTTACAATATTATCGTAAATATCACTATTGTAAAAGGCAGAAGTTGGATAGAAATAACAATCCATCAATGCAATGTCCATATTAGGTACATCTTCAATTTGAGGATAAGTTAATTCTGTACCAAACAAAGTTTTGAAAATATCTTTAATCTCTTTATTGCTGTATCCATTACACTTATATACCATAATAGAAGCATATAATTTCTGGATGCCATAAAGATAACTCTTTGGATTAACAGTTGGAATTTGACCATTATTTCCATTATTTAACATTTGCTCAACAGAGAACATTGGTGAAATACCTTCTCCATTAAACAGACAGCTATCATAAGTTGACAATAATAAATCGCCAAAATGTTCATAATCATTTGTATTAGCAGATAAGTTTCTAAATAAGTTATACTCATTATAAAGCTTATCATAATACTCTTGGTCACCAATATGGTCAGTTAAGTCACAAATTAAAGAGGTTAAATTTTGCATTCTTTCAAACATTATAAGCAATGCTTGAACAATAATAGGACTAATGAAACGAGCATTCTTTTCACGAATTTGTTCAATAGAACAAAAATCTGGTCCTAAAATATAAACAGCTGCCATCTCATTTGGGATAGGACTGCAATTATAATAAAAGAATTCATAACCCAAATCTTTGGAGAGCTTTTTATAGTAATCCAATAAATTCACATTTGTACTATCAGGATTTACGAACACTTTACTTTCATATGCCAAAACATCATAAGGAACATACTCTACTTTTTCAGTAATAAATTCATCATGAATATAATTAGCTTGAGAATAATTGTTTCCATAGAAATTCAAAACAAAAGATGCTTTATTTGTTTTTGCAGGAACTTCAAAACCAGAGCAATACATTCTCATATTATCAATACCTTGATATAACTCAGTTAAAATTCTTTCAAATGCGATATCAAAAACTGGAAAGGCACTGAAGTTTACACGGCAATTACAACCAATTTTATCAATTAACAAACCAGCTAATACTGGCATGCCAAAATTATGGGATAAATCCATAACAATAAAATCAAACTCTCGATTAACGATATTACTTACTGCTTCTCTAAAATCTTCTCTTGTAATTGTTTCAAGGTCAACCGCACGATAATGCTCTTGTGGCTGACTATAAAATAATACAGTTCCCTTGCGCTCAAAAAGCTCGGACAAACCTTGATTCAAAGCTTCTTCTTCTGTATTACCAGCCGCCATACCATTACTACCAGTAGCACGCTGCATAATACTTGGGTCTAAATACTTAACCTTTGTGGGGTCAGAAACGCTTGTAAAAGGAACGCCGATTGCGCCATCAGGATAATTGATTTCAAAGAACTTCTTCATATTTTCATCAGATTTCAAGAATGTTCTATAATATTGGTCTAAAATATGATTCTCAATAACCATATCATAAGCATCAATCTTCTTTTCTTCTGGACAATATACATAGTCTTCTCTCAAGGCTCTAATTTTTCTTTGGAAGTAAGGATTGTTAATATATCCTACTTTATTGGAAAAACGCTCGAACATTTCACTGTAGCCGCTGGCCAAAGCGAATTCTTGAGTCATACCCTTGCCATTACTACCAAGAACCTCTAAGTTATTGGAAGAAATAGTTACATGGCAAGTCCAAGTCCCAATTTCAGTCTGGAACATTGTATGTCCGATTTTAAATCCACTATTCTCGAAAAATGATTTAATTAAATTGACTGTATCCATCGGACTACGGTCTTTATATTTATTCGATAATAGATTCTCTGACATCATAAAACTCCTTCCTTTTTAATTATATTATAACATAAATTTTATGTTAAGTCAAGACAAAGCTGAATTGTCTCCTGTATACTATAAAATTCATTATAGATAAATTGTTAACTTCTAACCAAAACTATTAAAGAGGTATGTGAATCCCTTCACACACCTCTTATCTTTCGTCCAAATTTCAATTATAGACCAAGTCTCGCCATTAAATCTGCAACAGTCTGCTTTTCTTCATCGGAAATTTCAGCTGGCTCGAAAGAGGTCTGTGCAACAACCGGCGCACCCATATTTTCAAAATCAAGGTCGCCACCGAAATCTAAAGCTGCAGGATTAACTGCACCTACTGGATTTTTAGGACAGGTCATAGAAATAGCAATCTGAATTTTCTCGCCGTTCTCTTGTGCCCACACATACACTTTCTTATCATATTCACCAACAAAATCTGCTCCAAAAGCAGCTTGGATTTTCTTGACTACATTAGCCTTTGCTTCTGCACCCTTTGCCATATGCTCTTTCTCCTTTTACTTTCTCTTGATTATATTAACACCATCAAACTTGACTGAGTAAACGGCAAACCAGAACGCCGCAATCAACCAATATGAAGTTTGACGTTGCGCTTCAATTCCTCTATAAGGATAATTGAAGCCGTCAATTATATATTTCATACCCATATTTAGAACGGTAGCAATGAGCTAAAAAACTCTTGCATCCTTTCTTGTCTATCGTCATTATCAGAGTGACAATGCTCACAACGATAGTCATGATTTTTCTTGTCATACACTATATCGCTATTCCAATAAAGTTCTCCGCAATTATCACAGGTTCTACATTCTCTATTGGCACATTCTTCACAAACATTTTCTCCTGAAGATTCGACGTACCAAGAATCATCATATAAAATTCTTCGTCCACAACAAGAGCAGGTGATGTAGGCTTCATCTTCAGAACTCCCATACTCGAGTTCGCAATCTCGACAAAGCATATCATCTGTCTGAGCGACCGGATATTCGCCGCAGCGCAAACAAGGAATTTCGCCACCAATCAAAAAGTGAATCTCTTTATGACCACTGAAATATGATTTATTCCAACAGTAATATGGAATATAACAAGAACTTCTCAACAAATCATTGAAGTGCATCGGATTTTCACAGTCTTCAATCAGCTCTTCTTTAGGATACAATCTCCCTCGAATTGGAAGATATGGACTCCTGAAGTACATCTCATCTTCATGTTCCTCATCTCCAGCAAAATTGAAGTTGCGCAATTCATCATTATGCCACTTACTCCACTGTCCGTGGAACTTAAACACATTCATAGAGTGATACAATACTGATTCTAAAGCAGTTTCACTAAAGAATGGATATTGCCTGCCCGCAAACATTGCATTCCAAGCATCGCTAAGGAACAATAACATTCTCCATTTCTTAGAGTTCCAAGGAACATCACTTGGGAAATTCGGCAAATGGTTATCGTCTTTGTCACTCTTTAAGTAACAAATAACAGTAGACTTATCCATCATATAAGATAAATTGCCGCAACGATATTCGCCATCAAGCGCATGACAAGAGCGCCAGTTGTATGTGTTTTCACTCGTACTTAAAAAGTCCAAAGGATGAACTGAAAAACACAACCAGCCTTCTACCTTATCCTCTTGGATAATCATACTTGCACGATTCTGAATTTCTTCCAAAGTAATCTTGTCATCTTCAAAGAACTTAAAAGCCTTAACGAGCTTCATGCCCTTCGGAATCTTTTCACCCCTTGGCGCAGTAAAACTCTCAACGACAACATTACTGAAAAAACCGTCTTTATTTTCATCAATGAAACAAGCCAAATCATTGTTTCTCCAAGTCATAGAAACAGACTCGATAAACTCATTAACTCGATTCATTTTCTCTTTATAGCTCAGTTCAAAACTGACTTTTTGTGGAATGGTATAAATAAGACGCCCATCCATCGCTTCAATAATGTCTCTCTTAGCCTCAAGCCATCTGCTAAAAAGCTCGTCAGTTTGGGGTTCATTAATGCCCTGAGAATGTGAAATAACTTTATTAAATTGCTCTTGGATTTCTTTAATATTAACCATGTTTATTTATTCCCCTTGCCTTTTTTCTTTTTATCGGACTTAGGCTTTGGATTCTTTGCGCAGTCGGGGCAAACATCCACAAGACTAATATCAGTACCAGGTTCAACCTCAAATGGCTCTTGACAATATTTACACCAAGATACATTATCAACTAAACAGTCAGGACAATACCAGCCTGTCTTACCATCTAAGAGTTTAACTGGAAATACTTCTTCTTCGAGGAAGGTCTTATGACACTTCGTACAAACGACTTCATCATCATATGGATAGGAGTAACAACCGTACCCATACGCTTTAGAGTAGTAGTTTTCTTCCCACCCATCTTTCTTCCAGTTTTTCCAATTCCAAGCGTAGGGACTGGGAATATACTTGAAGAAAGGAATTTCTTCCTCGTCCAACATCTTTTTAACTTTTTCGATTGTTGCGAACATAGGGCTTACAAACAAAAGTTCTTGATGACTGTGTTCATCACGGTATCCAATAGACAGATTTACACCAGCAACTCCCCATTCAGGACAAAACTCACAGATGTCAGAAAAGCTACCATAGGCCTCAGTAAAGCCGAACTGCTCAACATAATCAACAAACTGAGGGTTCTCACAATCATAGAATACACAGTCATTTGTACCACGTCTATCCAGTTCAATAACATACTTCAAATCCTCAAAAGGACAGCTTAATTTTGCAAGTTCTCCAGCACCCAAACAACCTTTTTCTTCATCGGTGGTAAGGATTACATGAGGACGGTAACCTGCACGCAGAATCTGAATAATTGCATACACACCAGCTCTATCATCTGCACCCAATCCTTCAGGACTCCAAATTACATTCTTGCGAGTATCATAAAACATTTCAGAAACTGGCTTGTCAAAGACAGTATCCATATGCGCCGTCAAAGCAATCGGAATCTCACCAACCGCAACAATATAATCCTTGGTTTCAATAACCTTGCTATACTTCTTTCTGAGGAAATTGGACATTACCTTTTTCAAAGCCGGTTGCTTTAAAGATACGATTTGTTCAAAAGTCTTCAATTCATTTTCTCGTAAAATTCTCATTCACAACAACCTACCTCTCTTCATATTCTTATATATATATTATATCAAAAATTTAATAAAAAATCAAGATTGGTCGGTAGCTTCCATATAGTCTCTAATTTTTTCCGGGTCAGCCAAATCAAAAGCACGATAACATATCTTACAATGCCTATTCATTTGACACTTCTGGCCGCAATTTAAACGACTTCTTGCCATATCTGGAAGAATCATACGATTCACAGCTGGATATTCTAAGTTTGTAATAACCATTGATAAATCTCCGGGCCAGCTCTTTTGTTCTGCGTATAATCTATATAGAGCTTGTTCTTTGCGATTATCACAATCCTCAAACTCAATTGTTTCAACATATGGAGCATATGTATCTACATCTTCCGGACGAATCCATGTGCCGCAAACCCCATCGGGATGAGGAAAGGTATCTGTAAATGCAATGTTTGGAATTGCTCTAACAGGAATATTAAACAACTTAACTTCATCCATTTGGAAGAATAAAGGTTCGGCCAGGCGCACATAACAAACGCCCAAATCTCTTAAAGCGTTCAATTCATAAAAAGTTTTAATTGGATAACCAATATAAAACTTTAATTCTTTTTCTTTACATACTTTAGCATCTTCAAAAGAAGATAAACACATAATAAAATTACCTTTAGCTAAAACATTCCAACGAACGCAATCATTCCAGTTAATCTCTTCTCCAGAGTAACACATTAAAATAATTGTTGCGTCTGGATAATTATCAATTAAATCCGGAATAATCTTTCTATCTCTAAATTCAACTTTAATTTCATCTGCCTTTTGGAGATATGCTTTTTCTTGTCTGCAATTTAAGCAATATTTCATCTTAAACTCCTCCTTTTACTTATATTGTACCATTTTTTTGTAAGAAAGTCAATAAAAATTACCCAATGGCAATTTTATTCTCGCCTTACGATTTGCACGCCCCTCAGCGCCCGGAGCAGCTTTGTGAAACAAAAAACCCATCTCAAAATTTGAGATGGGTTTCTATATTATTCAACGCTACGAGCGTAACACATAATTACCGGCCAAATTGTTTCGACCAGACCGGGATACTTACAGGCCGCAGCCAAAGCTTCAATTTTTCTTTTCTCTACTTCTGGGACATAAATAGGAGCATTATATAATTCTTTAATTGCACCAACTTGCTTTACAGCGTCGATGCGCTCCTCCAATAAATGCAAAATATCAGTATCAATTAACTGAATTGTCATTCGTAAAGTGTCCAACATAGCTTCATCTTCTGGTTTCATCATATAATACCTCCAAATATGAATCCAAAACCTACAACGAATACAATCGAAATAACCGTTGCAATACCACCATATATCAACATATCTTTGGAATCACAATATTCAGACCCTGCCGCAAGTGCTACATGAGCGATAGCTGGTGGAGTTGCATAAGCCATTGATGCGCACATACCAATCAAGATAGTAGACAAAACAGGCGAAATAACTCCAGTTGCAATTACTATTGGTGTCAGTAAATTATATGAAACGGTAGTCGTAACAATATTTGACATTAAATTAGTCATTACTACAGTGAAGCATACTATTGCAAAAATCAAACCTAACATTGAAGGTTGACCAATAATTGCTCCAAGACCCTCGCCAATCGCCGCGGTAATGCCGAGGTCCGCAGAAGTTAACCATTTACCAACTGCAAGAGTTGATGCACACAAAATAATTGCTGTCCAAGGCACGCCATTCTTCATTGCATCATTGAATTTCAAAATGCCAAACAAACAAAGAACAATGACGCCCAGCATAGGAGGAACAGTTGTGGTCCAAGTTTTTAATATTGGAAGCCAATCTGGGAATAAACCAGAGACCATCCACATTGCCACAACAACCAAGAAAACAATTAAAGCAACAATCTCTTTTCGAGTAATCTTAGTCGTATTTTCAGAAGCAGCGACTTGAACATGAGCCACTTGTTTCCTAAAACCTAACCATAAAGCGCCAAAGGTTGCCCCCGCCGCACACAATCCAGCTGGAATACCAATCAGCATATAATCAATCCAGTTAATAACTTCCTCAGTCGCAGATTCATAAAAGCCAATCGCCATGAGCGGGAAGGTGTGAGCAATAGGAGTCATCGCGCAAGATATTGAAGTCATAATAGCCGTACCAATCATTAACATCTTTGCATATGCGTTGCCCTTTTGGAATCCATTAATGTCGTAAATTTCCTTCGCCAAAGCAAAGAATAAAACGAATAAAACGGTCGGGGAAATGAAGCTTCCGATTACCAAAATGGATACGAAATACATTGCCGCAAATGCCCATTGGGATTTCTTTGCTATTGGTGTATTAACAAACCATAATGCGATTCGTCTCAAAAGTCCAGTCGTGGAGAGCGCATATGTCAGCGCGCAACTGAAAATGAGGAAGGCAATAGTATTATTACCCAATGAATTCGCCATTACTATCGATATGGTCACATCAGTCAACTGCGTCAATGAAAATAGCACCAGTAAGCTCGGCCAGCCTACATCCACAAAAAGCCACATAATGATAGCACCAATGAATATGCCAATCATTGTAATTGCATCGCCACTTAACCCAGCGAACGCAATGTCCAAACTTGGGAACAATGTCGTAAAGAACATGCATATGCACCCAAGCCAAAATGCAAACATCTTTTTACCAGACATAATAACCTCCTTATTCAATTAAAAAAGAGGGAACAGGTTTCCCTGTCCCCTCAAATCGCCAATCTTACTCAGCGTCAGCAACCTGTGCGATTCTGTAAGACTGAACCTTACGAGCCTTAACGCCCTCGCCGCCAGGGATAGTCTTCTCAGCCTTTTCAGCCACACCAGCCTTAACGAGTGCGTTCAAGCGATATGCAACCTTAGCAGTAGTCACATCTTCGCCCTCGATGCAGGCAGTAACCTCGGCGATAGTCTGATACTCATCAGTGAGAACATTCTCAACTGCGATAGTGAGCTCGTCAGCCTCAGCCTTCTTGTTAGCAGCGGCTTCCTTAGCCTTAGCAGCCTTCTTCTCGAGCAGAGCAATCTCGTTGCCCACGAACTCAGTGAGCATATCAGCATCTGCATGGTCGGAAGTGGCGAGAATGTCGAGAATCATTGCGAACTTGTCTTTCTTAGTAATCTTAGCGTTAGTCATAGTCTTTGTACCTCTTTCTATAATTTTTTTTGATTTTGAGTTAAGGTTTTTTCTTTACCTTACATATATATTATAACATTTTTTTTTGAAAAAATCAATTAGTTCTTATGATGCTTTAGGAACCATTCCATATCAGCCTCATCACAGAGGTCGAACAATTCTCGACCTCTCTCGGTCAGCTCCCCAAGTCGTACATAGTACAGCTCACGCCAGAAGCTACCATAACGATGGAACTCACGATTTTTAGGGTCAATGGTGAAGAACTTGCTGAACTGTTCATCACTCACATTAAAGTCGTCATAGATATCATCCAGACAAACTCGAACGGAGTAAGGACACTCACGGTCATTCAGCTTCTCTTCGGGGAAGTCGTCCGGAATTACATTCAGAGTCACGAAGTTGGAATCGTGATGTTCCCTGCCGGACACAGGGCACTCTGCGACGTGCTCGTCATAACAGTAGTCACAGTAGCAGCTACCATCAACTTCGACTGCATCGTCAGGGTTGATGCGGTTGTCACAGCAGCAGCAGTAGACATAGTCAGAGCAGCTGTTGCAAGTCAGAGGCTCTTCACCATCGAAGTCCACATCGGAACGGCCGCAGTACATACATACTTCCGGACCGGAGTAGTTGAACTGGTACTTGTGCTCATATACACTCTCCGGATTAGCAGTCACACGAATCTGGTGAGAGCAAGAGCCGAAGTCATTGTACATAGTGTCGCACCAGAACTGGAACTTCCAATTCTCGCCATCCACCTGGAACCAGTTTTCGTGTTCCATAGTGTAAACCTGCTCCTTGTATTCCCAACCGAGGTTCTTCTGAGCCAGAGCGCAGAGCCAGTTGATAACCTCGTTAGCCAGACCGTCGTGGCAGTAAGGGTAACCCTTAACACCAACAACGCACTCGGGCTGAACGATGAAGAGCTGACGCCACTTCTTGTTGTTCCAGTACTTGTCGTAGAAACGCATATCTTCCTTAGCACGGAGATAAGCAACCACGACACACTCGGAGTTCATCATCTCAACAGTACCACGGCGATAGCAACCCGTATTACGCCAAGACATACAAGAGTCCCAGTCGCAATCGTTGTCGCTCATGGTCATATAGTCCATAGGATGGATAGAGATGCAGAGTTCGCCTTTCAGCATCTTCTGGTTCAATACACGAGAGTGGCACAGACGGAACTCTTCAAAGCCGTCCACATTCCACGCCTGTGCAATCTTGCCGAGAATCTTAACTGGCTTGCAACCACGCTGAACCTGAATAGGCTTGCCATCATTAGGCACATTGACAGTGAAGCTGTCGCCCTCATAACTGTTGCGAGCGAGGTAGTAAGAGCTGAACAGGTCCATGATGCACCAACGATTGACGCCCATTTCACGCCAGTTGCGGTCAACGCAGTTGCTCAGATTCATATAGAAAGGACGCATGGAAGGACCGTCCTCACGGAAGCTGAGCAGTTCGCCAATCTCACGCTCCATATCGCCGGCTTCCTTGACAACGGTGATGTCCTTGGAGAGAATGAGATTTTCGCCCATCAGCTTGAACAGACGAGCCTTATTGGAGTTCCAATAACGAAGAATGTACTCAAGGGAGGCTTTGGAGCCGCCACAGTTTACTTCGTCGAGTGCGTAGTCAGAAATCCACGCTTCAATCAGTTCCTTATCGGCCGCAGCCAAAACTTCCTTAAATAACATAGTATCTACCTCGCTTTATTGTTCTTTCTTTATCTTACATATATATTATAACATATTTTTATAAAAAAATCAAATAAGCTCTTTGGTGCCCAGTAGGCTTACCTTTTAACGCCTTGAGTACCGCTCGCACTCATTTTGATTTCTTTATCACTTTCTATAAATATTATAACATATTTTTTATAAAAAATCAAAAAGGCTCTCTGAAGCGAGTCAGAGAGCCTTATGGAATTTATTAGTCGTGATGGCCGCAGTGGCACTCGTGCTTACCAGTCTGCATATTCATCATCATCATAGGCAGCATCCAGTCGTTAGACTTGCCATCCTTACCCATCATGAAGTAGAGCATCATAGGATTGTTCATATCGAAGTTACCGTTGCCCTGATTCATCAGGAAGAACATCATCATAGGGTCGATATCCTTACCCTCGCCCATCATAATGAAAGGCAGCATATTACCGAAAGGCTGGTCGGCAGTAGGAGCGCCAGTGAAGGCGTCGAACATAGACACAATCTTGGTAACGAAGTTGAAACCGAACATATTGGTAGTAGGAATGATAGTCTTAGCCTCGCCAGCGCGCACATCCACAGCAGAGATGGAACCACCCTCAGTGGAAGTTACGAACATAGGCACACGGTTGTGGATGACGATATCGCCAACCTTAATGTCCTTGATAGCAACAGGCATCTTGAACATATACTGGCGACCATCGAAGTTGAACACATCAACATCGACAATCTGACCGTTGTTATAGGACACCCAGATACCGGCGTTGTTCTGAACAGCCAGGCCGTAGATGCTCATTCGGATATTATCATTGCTGCAAGGACCGAAATCAAAATTGAAACCCTTCATATCAGTTTTCTCCTTTTCATTTTTCAGAATTTCGTCAATAGGTTTCTTTAGACTACAGCTCATATCGAGATTTGCATGGTCTAAATCAATCTTATAGTTTTTTACGGGATAGCAGTTGCTTGAAGTGCATTGCACAGAAACATCTTCGGGACGGACTTCTATCCAATCCCCATCAGGAGCCTTAATACGCATCCCAATCGCATCAGGCATAATTCTGCTCATATTTTTGTTTACTTCGCTTGAAGCGATATTGCACTTGACCTTAACTAAGTCTTGACCAAATGCGTGTTCTTTGTCAAATTCGGCGCTCATTCCATACTCTGAGTAGTCTTCGCAGAACTCGGACCAAAGGAATGTACCCAATGACTGGTCGCAAGGGTCAAGAGTCATACTCTTTCTGTCATTGGAATGAATTTCGATTTCATAATCGTCACCCTCAATCTCAATGCACTTGCCCTTAAACTTGCTGACGAATTCCTTCCAGCGGTCATATGGGAATTTCTTGTAGGTTTTATCCTTGACCAGGTCCGCAAAGTCTGTCAAAGCGAAATCCAGCTCTCGAGAATCAATAGCCGTATACAAGTCGCTTTGCAACCTCGCTTTCTATATATTGTACCTCTTGGTCGGTAAAAGTATCACTATCGATGCCGACCTCATCGTATATATCACACTGAGTGGCGAAGTCGTTACACATAGGCCCGGCCGCAACCATCAGATTGATAACTTGATTGATTTTACCCTGTCGAGTAGGAAGCATTCCCTCACACTCCATCGCATAAAGGTTGAATGCTTCTCTTTCTATTGGGCTTTCTCTATACCAAGGCGGGTCAACGCCAAATTTTCCATCAAACATGACACGCCTCCTTACTTACTAAACTTAGAAACGCTACCGTCGACCAGATAAGCCAGCACATCTACATCATGGTAGCCGCCGTCTTCATCTTCAACTTCAACATCGTAACTCACATAAGGGAACTCAGTTTTCAGAGCCTTGACTGCATCCAGCACACCAGACGCCAGCTCACGAAAACGGATATCCTTACGCTTTTTCAGTTCATGGCTGATATCCTCAGCCAGAATGGACAGTTCCTCAAGGGACATAGACTTAATATCTACCATAAAAATACCAACCTCTTTCTTATAAATCTGCAAGTACCTTGTTCAGTCTTGCGAGTTCATTTTCCATCAGCTCATTCAGAGCGTTTTTGAATTCTGGATTAAAAAGTGCGAAGTCTTCAGCATCCTTAACCGCCTTATCAACTTCGTCCATAAACGCCTGGAAGCCATCAATCGCATCCAGTGCACGGGAAGCCTCTAACGCCTTAGTTCTTGTCATATGAACCTCCTTACCACCAGTTACGATTTGCAGATTCCCAGAACAGATTGAAGACATCTTCAGGAACCATATCTTCGCTATATCTGCAAGTGCCAGCAAGAGCGTCGAACATAGCATTGATTTCTTCTTCCTCATACTTTTCGAGTTCAGTAGACCATTCGTCTACGATAGCGAACATCTTAACTTCAACTTCAAACTGATGAGGACGGGACAGGAACTCAACCAGCTCCTTGAAAGTATTGTAGTGACCGTGACCACCTTCGCACACAAACATAGGAGAATGATTATCGTCGTCCAGACCAAGAATTCTATATTTAGACATAGTATCGACCTCTTTCTTTTTTCTTTCTTTCTTTATCTTACATATATATTATAACATATTTTTTATAAAAAATCAAAGAAGCCTACTGGTGACCAGCAGGCTTCCTTATATTATCTATCATAAAATATGCCTACAACGAGGCAAACAATGTATATGCCTATGATTAGGCAACTGAAAAACGCTCTCATATGTTACTCCTGGTTGCAAAACGGGCAATTCTTACCATACTCAAACAGTGCATATGTGCCCTCGCTCAGATAAACATTGCCAAACTCTTCGGTATGCAGCTCGATGCCTCGCTCATTATCGTGCCAGCTCTTGATAGTGGCACAATAGCCATCAACGCCGTCGCTCACATGGACGTGGGTGAAGTTGTAGTTACCGAAACCCCAGTTCTCATTACCGCAGGCCGTCAAACCCAGAACCATCACCAGCACCAAAACAATCGCAAAAATTTTCTTCATATTCCCTATCTCCTTTTCTTAGTTGAGGACCATGCAACGAGTAAGCACGGTCTGCTTTTCGTTTTTATAGACCTTGTGGTCTTTAATCGTACCTCGCAGAGTATACTCGTTACCCTCTACGAGCTGCTTAGCAGAAGTGGTCCACATGATGACATTACCCTCGTAGTCATGCATCACATGCATCGTGGAACGACCATAGTAGCCATTCATTTCGATTGCTTTCTCAACCGTAACAACCACTTCGATTCGGTCGCCGATATTGCCAATGAACTCGGAATCAGAAGGCTCATACAGGAACTGAGCACACCATTCCTTAACCGCAGTTTCATTTTTCAGGCAAATCTGATCCTCGGCGCAGACATCAGACCAACGAATTTCGATAGGGTCAATGCCAATAGGAATATCCTTAGGCAGCTCTTCAGTAGAAGGGCAATACCAACCGAAAATCTTATTGTATTTGCAAACAGAGGCACGGAACCATTCCAGAGCCGCATAAGTATCGCCCTTGAAGATATGAATGAAGCCATTGGCAAAGCCGAGAGCTTCCTTTTCAGTCTTAGGCTTAGCACGCTCAGTAGGAGCTTCACCATACATCTTGGCATATTCAGCATCGCTATACCAACGAACCTGGCGGGTGCCGCCCTTGACAGTTTCCACTTTTACATACATTTTTCCGTTTACCGCATAAGGCTGACCCAGCTGTTTCAGACCCTGATAGCTCTTTGCTACTGCCATAGTATCGACCTCTCTTTTCTTAATTTCTTTTCTTACTTTATATATATATTATAACATATTTTTTTATAAAAATCAAAGAAGCCCTTGTGTCTCCACA